TCCGTTCCAATATATTCTGTTCGTATACCCCAATAGTTTATGTTAGGTGAGGTTAACAAGCGACGGTAGGCAAAGTTAGTGGATGGGTATTGGTCCCCGATTTATGCGACTACACTACTTGTATTGTAGCTATATTCCGGACGCTACACGCTCTCAAAGAGCGGACTCAACCTCAAACACAAACTTTTTAACTCACCACTTGACTACTTACAGTTCAGAAGGTAGCTTGACGGCGTGAATCCCCTACTCTCTCTGGATCTTTCAGATTTGATGAAAAGAGCAGACTCTTCTATTGAAGCGTCCTCTAAAGAACTCGAATCAGAGGTGCCTGTAGGAAAATCGCCCCACCTAAATGACGATTTAGACACTTCGCTGAAAAAGCTTTTAATGGAGCTAACGATTGATTACTGGAACGGCGGCTACCGAGACATTTCTCACTACGCAAACTTGTTTCCTCTTCTAAACTGTGAAGCAGCAATCTCTGAATTGCAAGAAAAGCTGGATAACAATGGACTCCCCGCTTTCGAACTCTCTGACCTTACGAGAAATGGGCTTGACCCGACTTTCGTTATTGCGTGCAACTTGGTCTGTGATTTCAGTGATAAACGGGGGCTTGCCTCTAAACTTAAGGACGTGGAGTGTACAACCAGACATTGGAACGCCTGGCTCAATAAAAGTGCAAACAGGGAATACCTCCGAGCACGAATGGATCGTGTCTTCGACGATAATCTCGAAGTTAACGCCCGGATCTCAATTGGCAGACTTGTAGAGTCTGGTGATCTAGGTGCAATCAAGTTCTACTACGAACTAACTCATAAATACCGACCGCAAGATGCACAAATTGCAAACCTCAACATGATGATGGTGACATTGATGGAGGTGCTAGCAAAATACGTGACCGCAGACATTTTATCGAAAATTGCAGATGAAATCGACCAGAGACAATTAAACCCATTAGTGCAAGGAGCTTTAAATGAAGGTAGATGAACTAGTAGAGATCGCATCCAAGGTGAGCGAAGCTCTCGGTGGAGAAGACGTCCCTAGAGAAATCATTCTTCAAATGATCAATGGAGTTCTTCCAGAAGTCATTTTTAACGATATGGTAACTCTCAAGCGGGCACAAGGTTGGGTTTACGGAGAAGAGCACGACGAGGATAAGAAGACTAGCCCTACTGTTGTTCTCTATTCAGGACTCCCGCCAAAAGTTCGGGCATGTTTTGAAGCAACTTTTGCCGTAGTTAAGAGCTTGGTGTATTATCTTACTTCGGACAACCCCGACGAACCAGTACTCCCTCCGGGACTTCAGGGAACAATGACTCCAAAGCAGAAAGCGAAGTGGGAAGAGGATAACGATACAACTCTTCCCGATTCTGTTTTGGCTGAAGTAGAAGCAGACAAGACAGAGGAAAAGGTTCTGGTTCCTCCGTCTGGATTCGCTAACCAGTAATTCTTGAGGGGAATGGTGTTCAGGCATGGCATCATTCCCCTCAAATTCATCGGAGGATAAACATGGATCTCGAAACACTGTTGCACAACATGACTCTTCAACCAGTACCTCCCGGAGCGGGAGAAAAGATGGATGAAGTTAGGGCGCATTTTAAGAATTTGGCTCAAGAACTATATGAGTTGGTTCCTCCCGGTCGTCAACGTTCTTTGATGGCGACTGAATTAGAATTAGCCTGTAGGTACGCAATTGCGGGTATTGTCGGATGCAAGTAGTTTATCATCCACGAACAGAGTGGACTCAAAGATTACCTGATAATAACTCTGGGTCTATTAGACCTTTGATGCAAAAGAACCGCCTCTATATTACAGGACATTACACGGGTGTTCCGTGGCACTTGGCGAATGGCTCTCTGAGATATCCACCTGTAATTACTCCTGATGTGATGGTTCAATTTGAAGCTATTGCTGATGCAGGAAAGAAGAGTTTTGAGTATAACTATGTAATTCCTGTAGGCCTTAATGGTGTGGCACATATTTGGGAATATGCAGGTTTGTATCAAGCTGCTCATTCTTTTGGAGAGAATGATCTAGCTTTTGGTGTGATCTTCTTGTTGGGTGTTGATAACTATGGCAAACCTAATCAAGTTTGGCAACCAATTTCTGAAGAGATGAAATATGCTTTTCGATGGATTCGCACCAAGCTCTTGAAGGACGGATATTTAGCTCAATCTCATTTCTGTCTTCCACACAGGATGATGCCAGAAGCAAACACAATTTGTCCAGGAGAACCAGCGTTTCTTGCCTGGAATGAAATGTCTCAATTAATTCCCGATGAAGAACCACAAATTCCTCAACCTATACCTATAGGAGATGATGTGTTACGACGAATTAGTAAACCAACATGGGCTGGGGCAAATCCCAATCTTCCCCATCTAGGTCTTTTTGATAGTGGAACTGTTCGCCCAATGGTTTCAAATGATCTGGAGCCACAGGAAATGAATCCAAATGAGACGGATGGAAAATACCCCATTTATGATTCAGGACAATATCAACGGCTCGCCGCTTGGGCCGGTATTCCGACTGCGGGGATGATCTGATGGAATTTTTAATTAACCTTGTTAAAGTCAATGCTAAGTCTATTGCAGTTCCTGTTACGGCTATAATTCTCGCCGTCATTAAATGGATAGCAGAAAATGTTGGAGTGGAGTTAATCGTGGATAACGAGGCTCTAACCAATACTATTGCTGCCATCATCATTGGTATTGTTGTGTGGTGGGTTAGAAACAAGCAACGAAAAGAACCTGTCCCCGAAGTCCTTCGTGACAGGGGTCAAAGTGGAATTCAAATTCTCTATATTGTCGTCATTCTTTTGATTATTGCTTGTTTGATCGTCTGGCTCTCTAGAAATACGTAAATTTCGGGGGTGCAGGTTTGCTGATCTAGTTAGTTGGAACTCTCCGTGACTAGATTACTCACTTCGATGTGAGTGCCCCCTCTAATGGCGAAACCATTAATTCCATCTCTAAGTGAGCTAACTGACCAACTGGTCATTGGTTTGAGGAACACGGTTCAAGCGCCAACGATCTACGCCTATGAACCAATGGATCACCAATTGGAGTTTCACAAATCAACTAAAGTTGGACGTCTTTATATAGGTGGAAACAGATCTGGTAAAACAACTGGAGGCGCTACTGAAGCTGTCATGAGATTGACTGGACAACATCCTTATCAAGATGTTCCCCCACCCCCAGTTAGATTGAGAGCTGTAGGTGTAGACTTTGATCAGGGTGTTGAAAAGATTCTTATACCTGCTGTTCAAATGTGGTTACCGCCTTCAACACTTATTAATGGTTCCTGGGAAGATTCCTATTCAAAGTCTCTACACACCTTGACGTTAGGAAATGGATCGTTCTTGGAGTTTATGTCCTATGACCAAGCAGTCACGAAATTCTCGGGAACTTCTAGACACGGTGTTTGGTTTGACGAGGAACCGCCTGAGGATATCTTTAATGAGTGTTTGCTTCGTCTTGTTGATACTAATGGCCGTTACTGGATTACTGTAACACCCCTGGAGGAAATGACCTGGGTATTCGATCGACTTTATGAACCATGGAAGAATAAAAAGCGACAGTCGATTGATGTCTTTGAAGTAGATACAAAAGATAATATTCATATCAATATGGATGTTATGGATGAATTGCTTGAGGGGATGAATGAATCTGAAATTGAGACACGTAAAACTGGCTCTTTCATTACTCATACCGGACTGGTTTACAAGGAATCCTTTAGTTCAGAGAACGTTCTAGACGAAGACATTATTGAGACAGATCGTTGGAATACCATTCATCGTAAATGGGGCCATTTCGAGATGCTCGATCACGGCTATACCAATCCTACAGGAGTTCTTTGGGGAGCGTATGATGACGAAGGAAGAATCATCATCTATGACGAATACTACGAGCGTAAGAAACTCGTCATGGAAAACGCCGCCAATATACTCGAACGCCGAGCTTCACTACGAATCGTCCCACATTATACAGTCGGAGATCCTTCGATTGCGAACACTGATCCGATTACGGGAACTTCGATCCATACTGAGTACGCTGAACACGGTGTCTTTATTGGACTTGGAAACAACAATGTTGCTGGAGGAATTGCAAGAGTTGCTCATCGCTTTAAGAAGAAGTTGGTTTTCATCTCTCCTCGCTGCCAATGGCTACTTTGGGAACTCCAACGCTATCGCTGGGCACGTTTTGCTTCAAGCAAGATTGCAGTTCGTAACAACAATAAAGAGACCCCAGTCAAAAAGGACGATCATTTGCTTGACGCCCTACGTTATGGGATTGTAAGTCGCCCGCAGCTTCCAGAGGAGATTGATATGCCTGTAGGTAATATTCTAGGCGCTCCGGAAACAGCAAGCGATTTCGATCCTTCATTCTTAATCAGAAAACCCGCTTATTCAGGGGTTCAGGACGAATACTTAGGAAGTGAGTGGTAATCATGGTCGGAGAGTTACGAACTGTTAATGCAGATGGAACTGTAGATTCTAAGCCTATAGGGGTAGATATATTTAGGACAGAAGAAGGTCGACAACTTCTTGATTCTTGGAAACAGCAGTCAGATGCTTGGGAAGACTATTGTAGGAAAAAGAAGAATGTTGTTTAAAGGTTGGAGACCCTATTTCGCATGCGGGCGGCATCAATTTCGATTTGGAATTCAACGCAAACGTTTAGATCGTTGGAGTCCAGAATATCGTTTCATTTCAATCGAAAATAACCTAAGAAGGTAATCATGGCGTTAAGACCTGTAGAAGTGATGGAAATGCCTGTGGTATTTCCACATTTTTGTTTGAATTGTGGTTCTCCATCAGGTCGAGAGTATTTCGTAGATATTGGCTGCGATATAGACCATACTAGTTTTCAACCTCTTTGGGATGGTGCGATTTATTTCTGTAACGTCTGCATGGAGGCGATTATTTCGGACTATTACAGAGCGTTGGCACGATTTAAGGAGAGAAATGGAACTGGAATTACAGCAGATTTACGAAAAGATGACGTGGATTCAGGAAACTCTGGGAATGTTGATGACGTCACAAAATCACCTGATGGAACTTCTGAAGGCGACAACGGAAGCCAACCTCAATCAGAGTCGCCTGTTGCTGCAACTGTCGATTCCACAACATTCTTCCACCTTTCCCTCTGAAGAATCTGGTGCTACGCTTCCTCAAGCGGAAACGGAACCTAGTTACGATGACGGTCCGAATCTAGACTTTGACCCGATTGACATGGAAATTCTGACCGATCTAGGAGTATTAAGTGGCAGCAATCAAGACACTTCCATCGAGTCCTGAGGGAAAAATCGTCTCTAAATATGAACAAAAGTTCAAGGCTTGTCAACAGGCTAGAGCTGTATTTGAGAAGCAGTGGTATACCAATATGGCCTTTTATTTTGGTCGACACTGGGTTGCTTGGTCTCCGAAAACAACTGGATCTTCGACTCATTTGCAAATGATTGATCCTCCTGCCCCAAACTGGCGAGTTCGACTCACAATTAACCGAATTAAGCCAGCTATTCGGAACGAGATTACTAAACTCTCTAAAGAGGAACCTCAGTTCTGGGTAGTTCCTGATTCAACGGAGGAACAAGATGTTGCTGCCGCTAGAGCTGGAGAAAACGTCTCTGATTACCTTATCCACTCTGGATACTTTAATCGCACGAGACGCTCAGCGGTTTTCTGGTCGAGTGTTTGTGGGACCGGCTTTGTTAAGACATATTACGAGCCAAATACCCCCGACGATATGGGAAACATGGGGAAGATCTGTTGGAAATCAAACTCCCCCTTCCACATCTTAGTTCCATATCTACAAGAAGAGGATATTCAACTTCAACCGTTTGTTTGTCATGCAGCTACAGTTGATCCTGAAGTTCTCCACACTCAATATGGCATTGAAATTGATCCTGATGAGACTGTTACAGGTGCTCACCTGGATCAGAAGTTCTTTTCATCTCTTGGAATTAAGACGCCTAAAGAACAAGGGATGAAACAATGCTATGTCAAGGAGTTCTGGGTTAAACCTTGTAAGGATTTTCCTACAGGTGCTATGTTCATTATCTCTAATGAGACAATGGTCTACATGTACGAAGGAGTTCCGAAAGAAGAAGAGGCTCAATTGGATATGGGTGGGATGGATGAAGTTCTATCTGCCATTACCCAGAAAGAGCCAGAAAATGATTACCCTTACGAACATGGGAGATACCCCTTTGCAAAAATCGACGCAATTCCCACGGGTAGGTTCTACGGAGAATCAATTATACAAGATCTTATTCCTCTACAGCGTGAATACAACCGTTCTAGATCCCAACTTATCGAAGCAAAAAATCGTACGAGTAAACCTCAATATACTTATACGCAGGGGTCAATTGACCCCAATAAAGTAACCAGTGAGCCTGGATTGATGATTGCAGTTGCTCCCGGCTTTGCTCCCCCTGCGCCATTGAATCAGCCAGATATTCCTCAGTATGTTTTAGGACTGGATGATAAGACTCTAAAGGATATGGATGAAATCTCCGGTCAGTTTGAAATCACAAAGGGTCGGACGCCTCCAGGGGTCGAAGCAGCAAGTGCTATCGCTTACCTACAAGAAGAAAACGATACTCGTTTGTACTATGCAGTGGCCTCCATTGAAGAGGCTGTTCAAGAAATCGGGCAACAGGCTCTTGCTTTGGTCGATCAGTTTTGGGACGAGGAAAGACTTATCAAGGTTGTTTCGCGTAATAGTGTCTTTGAGACGATGATGTTTAAAGCACAAGATTTGCGT